TGTATATTCACACTCCCTTTATTATAGTAATCCATCCCATACAGACTTTTTAATTGGGTCTGTTGGTTCTGGATCCTCTTCACTCTTTTTAATTCCTCTTGCCTTTTCTACTTTGTCCAATCTTTCATTTAATGGTTTTAAAGCTTTTGCTACTGCTTCACTTACAACATCAGCAATATTATCCTGACCTTCTGTTGTTTCGGTACCTTCCTCACCATCGGTACCCTCAGCACCTTTTTCAATGTCATCTAACTTTTTAGTAATTGGTTCTACTGCCTTTTGAACTGCTTCACCTATCATTTTTTCAATATCTTCTTTTTTCACATCTATTTCCTCCTCTTCCTGAGCATCTAACTCTACAAGCTTCCCTAAAGCTTCATAGGCTGTTTTAATTTGTGTCATGTTATTAGCAGATATCTTCTTACCTGCCTTAGTTATTAAATCCTTATCTGGAGTACCTAAAGCCTTAATGATATCATCAGACACTAATATGCCTGTTATAATTTCATTAAAATCCTGAAGAGCTTCTTGTATCTTTTGAGCATCATTTTCCATGATAAATTTATCACTTCTCCAGTCCCAATAACCTAAAGTAGTTTGAAGTGTATCAAAGGCTGTCCAAAAATTAGACCTCTTTATTGAAGCCTCAAATTTATCCTTTACTTCGCCCTTTTTAATTGGTGCTTTATTTCCTGAGAAGAAGTCTTTAAGAATTTTAAATAAGCCTGATTCTGATTTTTCAACTTCTTCAGTATCCTCATGCTCTACTCTTTCACCAACTCCACCCATAGAAAAGCCGGTTATTTCACCCTTTTGAATGCCTTCCCAAGTATCATCATCAGTTACATGCACACTCATGAGCCAGGTACCTTTTTTAATTTCCTGGTCTCCTAGTTTCATTTCTGATTTTGCTACCCATGACTCTATTACTTCTCCGTAACCGGAAGTAAAATCATGTTGCTTGTCTACATTTCTGAATTCTTTCATGAATAAATGTGCTGCCTTTTCTATTTCTCCTTCTGTCATAAACTCATCATGAGCGTCTAGAACATCAGGTTCATAAACAATACCAGTGACAATTTTCTTAGCTTCATCAGTTTTTAAAATAGGTACTTGCCTTTGAAATGTTGGTTTATCAGCTGATTTGATGATTGCAAAGCTTTTTTTATTAGCTGCTTTATCTACTAAAGAGACAAAACTTATTTTTGCATTAACTATTTCCGTTGCCATTTACTTTCTCACCTCCTCTCAATAATAATTCTTCCTCTTTTTTTGGTTCTTTCTAATTTTGCAAGATTAAACATCTTTCCAAAATCAGATTTATCCTTAAAGAAGAATACTGTCACTTCATCATGGCCTCTTTTAAAAGGCTTTTTTAATTTTTTATCCAACTCATTAAAGATACTAATTAGTTCCTTATCAGTTGGATTAGGTTTTGGTACTACATAATAAACATATCTTTTAGTTTTGGCATAACTTATATCATTTTCTTGTAGTATTTCATACTCCATTTATTACCCTCCAAACTAAAGAAGAGCTACTTAACTATAAGTACCTCTCCTTCTAATATTTTTTAGTTTTACATTAAGCAAAGCTATCCCAACAGATTTTAAGTCAAGGTCGAACTTAGTTTGCTTTGTGGGAGCTGCCATGTGTTTATTTTTTAATACATTTAGTTCCTGCTTTGATTCTTTAATCATTTTTATAACTGTAAACTCATCCATCAAATAGCCCCCATTTCTTTAAGAGCTTCTTCCCTCAGCTTTAGTTTTTCTTCTTTTGAAAGTTTTATTATATTTTGATCTATCTTCGGACCCATAGTGCAATGGCAATTAACTCTCTGCTTTGCACTTAATGAAGGATCTCTAGGATATTGTGCTGATTCTCCACCAACTGAGAATTCCTTATCTACTGCCACTGATGTTCCATCTAAAGACACATGATCTGCTCTAGGCTTTATACCTTTTCCTCCTGAATGCTTCCATGTTTTTTCTGTGACGCATGGACTTTGCATAAAGCTTTCCCATAAACTCCTTGAATGTGCTGTAAGTGTTTCTGTAATGGCTGTAGTCTTTGCTCTATTCCTATTAAACTCTGGAAGTTCTTTAAGCTTATCTATTATCTTAGGAATTCCCTCACCATCTTCTAATGCCTGATTTAAAATTTCCTCAATAGCAGTATGTGTATTTAGTTTCATAAGCTCTGCTAAATCTTTTGACCATGATTTAACCCACTCTGTAGTTCTTCCTGAAAAGACCTCAAACTGAACATCTTTATCTATGGAATCCATGAGCATGGTACACAATTCTTTAATCGTTGCTTCTAAGAATTCCGTTGTTATACCCTCCATATCCTCCATAAAGGTATCTGCTGCAGTAAGATCTTGCATAACATAATTAACTAAATCCTTTAATGCTACATCCTTGGCAACATATTCATCTATTCCTTTAACAAAGTGCTTTTTCTGCTTCCTTAATAATTTTGCTATCTTTTTTTCATAAGCATTGATGGACTGTATAACTGTGTCCACTCCCTCGAACTCTTCTAGTTCCTCTTTTAAATCCTCTTCCTCTTCCTTAATAACTTTATCTAATGCTTTCAAAAGCCTACTTACCTTGTCCATCTTTAAGCTCCTCCACAACATCTCTAACATCTTTTAAAATATTAATTAAATCGTTGTTGTTAGCTCCTCCAAGCGATTTAAAGAAAGGCAGTGTGTTTACTTCTCCACTCCCTTTATTCGCTAATGCAGGCGGTAGATTAGCCTCGTCTATATCAAAGTTATCAAGAGATTTCCCTAGAACTTTTCCAGCTTCCTCTCTTAGGTCATTAGGAGCTATTCCATTATACTGGCCAAGAACATTAATCATTTTAACCTTATCATCTGTGTTACTAATATCAGGATTGTTAAACCCTAAATCCACATATAAAAGGTTATAATCATCAAGCAAGCAGTTATTAATAGTAAATGCTAAACTTTTACGCTCTGGTATAAATACTTGCTTTTCAGTTATTTCTATAGCCGCCTCAGCTGTAGCTCTATTAAAATCGTTACTTCTACCTACATAGATATCAGGAAGCCTAAAAGAACTTTGTACCTTTTTCCTTGTAGCTTCATCATAATCTAAAAACAAAGCATCTTGTTGAAGTATTGAAGCTAGATCCTTAAGCTCTATATCTGTATTCTTTTTCTTATCATCATCAAGACTTATTGAGTCATTGTCTTTAAACTCTTCTACCTGAAGTAAAAGGAATTTATGTGCATTGTCAGAACCTTCTACGCTAGCTGCATATTCTGCAAGAGCAGCTTCTGAATCCTCTGAAAGAACACCATTTTTAACAAGTATTGCTAGTGGTGTATGTCTCCCTTGTTTAAAATAATTGTAATTAAGTTCTTCAGCTTTCCTAGCTCCTATCATAGAAATTGCTGGCCCTATCCAACGAGGAACTCCATAAGCTTTATTTCCTATTGTTAATCTTATAAGCTCTGTTGCTCTTTTATCTTCAGGAGTATTCTCATCAAATTCACCCGTTTCACAGTTTAGTACTCTAGGATCTCCAAACTCTTTAAAGTATATTTTTTTATTATTTATCTCCTGTACAAATCTTCTAAACTTCTTTTTCCTTATAAAGGTCTTTCCTTCTTTTTGATAAGTTACTTGTACAGGTTCTCCGAGCTTTGTAATCTTAATAGTAGTTGTATCTACATACTCTCCGCCAACAGGTAACCCAGTACCATCTCTTAAAATCTCTACGTAACCTTCGCCGCACGTTTCCCTATCTTCTATTACATCTTTCCATACGTCTTCAAAACTCTTTTCAAAATTAAAATATTTAACTACATCATTAACAGTGTTCCATTCAGTCTGCATTATTGAATTTTCTTTCTGTTGAGCTTCGTCTATTCTGTATTTAAGTGTAACTCCAAAACCAGTTATGTTTTGCTTATATGCTTCAATACACTGTTGAAGGATAGTGCTTTCTTCCTTAATTCCTTGTAGATACTTTTTGTTATATGGAGGCTCTATAATATCTGTGAAAGCTGTTGTATCTACTTGAACTGCATTTGATGGAGTTATAGATGTTCCTCCACTGGCTTTTATTACTTTTGCGGTAACTCTGTGCATTATTTATTTCACCTCCCCTTAATAAAGATTTCTTTTTCGTGTTTTTTCTTTTGGAGCTTTATCCTCTTCCTTAGGCTGTTCACTCTTACTAAAACTCTTTTGACATATTTCTGCTATCCCCGTTAGTGCATCTGGACCATCATCATGTGCATTCTTACCTTCCTTTTGATATGTTGTAATAGCTTTATAAAACTCTGGCCATTTACTTCTCCACATAACAGGAAAATATATATGATTCATAACAAAGGTACTGTTAGTTAATATCCTAGCCTTTTTATTTTGGCTTTGATGGAACCAACTCACATTAACAGCCTTAGTCTTGAACTTCTCCCAAATGATTCTTATAACATTCCTGGCAAAGCCCTTACCACCATTGTTACTCTCTATAAGAGCTGCATTGACTTTATTTTTAACCATGAACTGTGCTGTCACAGGTTCAGTAACTTCCATCCCTTCTTGTGTGTAATAAACATCAAGGATGTATGCTTCACCTTGATATATTCCAGCTACAATAGAGCATAGATAGTCGTCACCCTCGTCTGCTGTATCTGTATAATTAATTATGTGTTCAAAATAAGGTGGAAGCTCTTCATAGGTTTTAATTGTTTTATAAAGAATACCTTTGATATCCACTGGCTCTTGTTGATAGTTAGCTGCTATTATTTCTTCAGAGGTTTTTGACTTCTTATCTTCAAAGCTCTTCTTGGATAAAAGCTCTTCACACAACATTTCACCTTTTATTTCATCATAGGCCTTCATTTTAAGCTCGTACCATTCGCCTGGCTCCTCTTCTAGCAACTTGCCACACAGATCCTTTGTAGTCCATCTTGTCATTATAATAATCTGCATAGCTCCTTCTTCAAGTCTTGATAAATAAGTATTTATATACCAATCCCAATGATTCTCTAGAACATTATCATTATAAGCCTCTGATTTATCTTTAATAATATCGTCTATAATACCAATATTACATCCTACACCAGTTAACGTTGCTGTTGGTGATGTAGCAAGATAGTTAAAATACTGCCCTTCCAAAGACCACATCTGATAACTTCCATCACCCTGCTTTATTTTAGTAGTTGGAAATATATCACTAAATATTATTTTATCTTTTTTAGCATCCTCAACTCTGATTTCATCAATACCATCTCGTACTGCCTTTGCAAATCTACCTGATAGCTTTTCATTATATGATACAGTGATAAGCCTATTTTCATTGTTTTTACCAAGTACCCACTTTGCAAAATTAGTAGCTGTAAATGATTTACCATGTCTGGGTGGCATATTAAGCATTAATTTTTTACAGGTTATCTGTCCGGATATACCTTCAAGACTATCTACAATCCTCCATTCAGTTTCAGGAGGTAGCTTTATAATTCTACCTTCATATAAAGCCTGGAATGTATCAGATATCTCCTTCAGGTGGTTCCTACTATCTTTATAAAACTTAGGATACAAAGTCTGACTAAAG